GAATCGGACACTATCAGAAAAATATGGATTAAAGGTTTATTTGTGTCTGGAGTGTCATTCGAGTGGTAAACATGCCGTACATAGAGACAAAGCAGTAATGGATGAGCTTCACCGCCAGGGCCAGGAAGCCTTTGAGAACCAGATCGGCAGCAGGGAACAGTTTCGGAAGATCTTCGGGAGGAATTGGCTATGACATTATATGAGATCACAGAAGACATAACAAAAGAATCAGAAGAGACAGTAACCATAAAAGAAGCATCAAAAAGGCTGAACCGAACAGTCGGGAGTTTGTACGGCGCCGCAGCTGAAGGAAGAAGGATAAACGACAGATATTATCTAAGAGCTACAGACCGAACCCTCAGCAGAAACAAAGACCGGAACCTGCTTCAGGAGTATGATCTGATTCGGCAGCAGTTATTGAGGAAAAAGAAATGAGCGCCAAGATAATCCTGCACCCAGATGCTCCTGGATATTGTAAGGAATGTATATACGACACAAAAGACGGTCAGTGCATGAATGAAGAGTATAAGAAAAACGCATATAAAGTCATTTGTGTTTGGCATTATTGCAAATATAAGAAAGTGAGAAAAGAAAGGAAATGACAAGAGCAGAAACAACCAAGTTCCTTGGACAACTACTTGTATCTACTCGTATTGGCGGAGCTGGGTCGCACTGGGCCAGCGAGGTTAGCATTGATCCATGGACATCAAAGGCAAAACGAGTGGATTATATGGAGTTTTGCCCAGCAAATCAATACTCTGTATCCGGAATAGAAAAAGGTATATTCACTTGCTATGAGATCAAAAGTTGTAAGGAAGATGTTTATAGCGGTAATGGTTTGAATTTCTTTGGAGAAAAGAACTATATAGTAACTACGATGGAGTGTTACAAAGAAATTCAGCCAGATTTTAGAAGTGGTAAATTTGCTAATTACATGCGCGAAAAACACCCAGATTCATCAATTTATTACGGCGTTATGGTTCCTATTCCGTTCTGGGGAGAAGCAACGGAAGAATTTAAAGATCCTACATCATTAAGCGAGGATAGAGACTGGAAGCTGGAAGTTGTATTGCCTTGCAGGCAGGGAATAAGAACAAAGTCCATGACAGAATTGCTGTTTTGCATGTTACGGAGCGGACGTTGAGGAGGGAGAGATGTGAGCAGGGTAAAAGAAAGACTTAAGCAGTACAAGCTGGATCTGGAAAAGCAGACTCAGTATAAGCAAGGACTTCCAGGGAGTGCACTTGATATTGTAAATACGCTTTTAGCAGATCTGGAAGAGGATGAAAAGAAAAACGGTTGGATTCCAGCAAAAGAAAAACCTTCAGAGTATGGGCGGTATTTGGTTACTTTCAAGCAGAGTAAAGAGGTTTATATTGCAGAATACGGAATCTGCCAGATGCCAGTGACGGTATTGGGACAGCCTTTGGGATGTGGATGGTACAGTTCAACTGGGTATTATTATGCGGAAGACAGTATTGTGGCGTGGAAACCACTTCCAGAACACTCATATAAGGAGGATAAGAAACATGAGACTGATTGACGCTGATTTAGTGCTTAAAAGATTAGAAGAATGGAATACATCAGATAAAATGGATAAAGCACTATATAACTTTGCACGAAACAGAATTGTCGAACAACCAACAGCCTATAACATTGATAAGGTTGTGGAGCAGCTGGAAGAGATCAAGAGAATGATGGAATCAAATATCAGCCCAGATTGTTTTCGGGAGGAATGTATAGAAGCTGATTGCACAATCTGCCTTGCTGGTAAGGTGATCGAAATTGTGAAGGGTGGTGGGACTGAATGAGAGTGGAAGAAATTGCATTAAGACAGGAAATTAGACAAATGATGAATGAAGCTGGGTTGAATAAGAATACCATTCGTGAAATGGCTCAGAAACTTTTAGAAGAAGAGGTTAAAAAGCAAGTAAAAACTGCTTTTGCACAAAATAATATTGAGAGGATAGTTACAAGAAATATAAGCAAATGGGATTTGAGAGAAGCAGTAAAAGAAGGAGTAAGGGATTACGTCAAATCTGATATTAAAGTATCAGTAAAAATTGAAGAGGGGGTATCCGAGTGAGAGAAATTCTTTTCCGTGGCAAATGTATTGATAACGGCGAATGGGTTGAGGGATATTATTACAAAATGTCTGAAACAACATATTGTTTTAAAGAGGACTATGAACGGAAACCAGTACCAGAACATCACTATATTTTGCAAGAGAGGATGACCGACTGGGGACTCCCAAATCAAATTGTACAGATTGAAATCGAACCAGAAACACTCTGCCAGTTCACAGGACTTTGCGACAAGAATGGGAAGAAAATCTGGGAAAATGATATTGTACTTGTAATTTATGAAAATCGGTACTATGAAAAAAAGGAATTAAGCACTGGAAAAATAGTTTTTACTCGTGGAACATGGTATATAGGCGGAAAAGTTTGTAATGAGTTGTACGCGATTGACGAGGATGCGATATTTCAAGTTGAAATAGTGGGAAACATTTTCGACAATCCAGAATTATTACAGGAGGCAGAGAAGTAATGGAACGTTTATCGAAGAACCATGTTATGAGAGAAATCCAGGAAGACAGAGAAACTAGCCTAAGATGTTACGAGGATAAACCAACGAGAGACATTGTAAATTTTTGCTATGATTGCATTGAAAAAGCTATTAATGATCTTCCGCAGGACTATCCCAGAAATACAGATGAAGTGGAACGGTGGATCCCGGTTACTGAGAAAATGCCAGAAGAACATAATTCTATATTTGCAAAATGGAAAGGCACAGAACATTGGAGCAATGCAATGTTTGAAAAGAGATCCGATGAGGTTCTTGTAACAGTTGAATATCCAGATGGAACAAGAGTTACAGAAGCAACATACACAATTGATGGAAAGTGGAAAATGATAGCGAAAGTGCTTGGAGGAACTGTGATTGACTGGAAACCATTTCCTGAACCGTATAAGGAGAATTGACAAAATGAGCAGAATACTACCAATCCTTTTTAACACAGAAATGATCCGGGCTATATTGGACGGTAGGAAGACATGTACCAGGAGAATCGCAAAGAAAGTTCCAAAAGAAACATACAGAATTGAGGAAGAAACACAAAATGGAAATTTGATGTTCCAATGTATTTGGGGCGGCTATATGCCAGATGTTCAGGGATTTGTGGATGGCTATACGAATTTGAGTCCACCATATCAACCTGGAGATATATTATGGGTGAGAGAAACCTGGTGTTGGTGTCCATGTTGGGATTGTGGTATGGATACAGAAGAGGGATGCTGTGATAAGGAAACAGACCGGATCTATCATCCAGATCGAAGAGAATATGGATGTTATGGATATAAAGCATCATTTCAAGAATATGAAGAGCCATTTGAAAGATGGCATCCATCAATTCATATGCCAAGAAAAGCAGCACGCATTTTTCTTGTGGTCAAAAACGTAAAATTAGAACCACTGCAGGATATAACAATAACCGAAATTCGTAACGAGGGACTTTCTTCCATGGCAGTTCATGTTGGAGATACGGAAATGGCAATGGCTGAATGGAAAAGCCTATGGAATGGCACTGTCAAGAAAAATGATCTTAACCGTTACGGCTGGGAAGCAAATCCATGGGTATGGGTAATTGAATTTGAACGAATTGACAGAATCGTGGGAGGTGAGACCAATGGACAAGAGAATTCTGGAACAGTACATAGATGCTTGTGCACTGATCAAGGAGACGGAAGTGGAGATTCAAAGGTTGAGGAAAAGGAAAGAAGTAACTCAGGATTCTGTCCGGGGCAGTAATCCTGAATTTCCTTACCAGCCGCAGAGCTTTCGGATCCAGGGAACGCGAGAAAACATGAAAGATAGAAATCTCATGGATGAAGAGGAAAAACTCCTGGAAGAAAGAAAAGAAAACGCAAACAGGATAAAACGAGACGTGGAGCAGTGGATGAATAGGATCCCAATGAGAATGCAAAGAATCATCAAGTGGAAGCTGTTTGATGGATTGACCTGGCAGCAGGTGGCACGAAAGCTGGGACCTAAAGCTACAGAGAATTCTGTGAAAAAAGAATTCGAAAGATTTTTAAGAAAAAAATAAAAAATGTCACGAATGTCACACATGTCACGATTTAATATGTAATAATATAAACTGAACCAAGTGGATAAAGAACACTGTTCGGTTCAAGTAAACCCCACAGATTAAGTAAGTATGATTGCCAGGTAAAATGCCTGGCAGTTGTATTGAAAAATCAAAACTCTCCTTAATGAGTGATGAAGATGCAAGTGCCGCAACACTGTCTGTGTACTTCGAGGGTAGGAATGAGATTTCTTAAATAATGTTGCAGACGTAAATAAAAAGAATCAGGGAAGAACCTGGAAACCTCCATGCGATTGGTATAGCGGCACGTATGGATTGCAAACCCGGAACATAGCTCAGTGGTAGAACAGCTGGCTTATAACCAGTGTGTCGGTGGTTCGATTCCGCTGGTTCCGATTCGGTTGTGCCGCCGATATAATGGTACGATATCGACTCATACATATTTTTCTAAGAACATCCGGTTGAATACTGGATGTTCTTTTTATGCAGCAGAAAGGAAGGACAAGCATGGCAAGAGAATTTGCAAAAGCATTTTATCAGTCAAAACAATGGCAGAAGTGCAGATCTGCGTACATAGCTTATCGCAAATCTATTGATGGTGGAATGTGTGAGTCTTGCCATGAAGTACCTGGATATATTGTGCACCACAAGATACATCTTACTCCAGAGAATATAAATGATCCAGACATTAGTCTGGGCTTTGGAAATCTGAAATATGACTGCCATGCTTGCCATAATGCAGAGCATGGGGCAGCAGCTGTTCCTGGCTTGATTGAATATACCTTTGACTCGCAGGGAAATCTGGTGCCAGGCCCCCCTAAAAACGATTAGGGCGTAGGGGAACACGAACCGGGAGGGGAGATTAATTTTTACGCACGAAGAAATCGCGTGACCGGTGTAGTAGGAGGTGAGAACGTTGCAGAAAAATAACCCGATTTTTGCCGAAACAGGGGAACTCTTGAATAAAGAAGCAATGATTAAAAAAGAACTGAAAAAAATAAAATCAATTTACAAAGATCTGGATTTGAAGCGTAAGAAAAATGCGGAATCGCTTATGAATTCTGCAGCGTTTATGGCTGTTTCCATGATGGAATTAGAGCACATTATCAACCTGAAAGGATACACGGAAGAGTACCAGAATGGGGCGAATCAGAAGGGGATTAAAAAGTGCAGTGAGGTTGAAATCTATAATAACCTGGCAAAAAATTATCTTTCTTACGTGAAACAGCTAGACGATATGCTTCAAAAAGCAGGAGGACAGACCAAGAGTGATGAGCTCATAGACTTTCTGACGGGCGGTGGGTAAATGACGGAATTTGAGCAGTATTTCACCGGCCTTTTGGATGGTAAGATTGTAGCCTGTGAAAAAATGAAAAGAGTTGCAGACATGCTCCTTGAACAGTATTACTCTCCAGGGGAATTTCATTTTGACTATGATATTGCAAAACGTCACACGGATTTTATCGAAAGATTTTGTAAGATTCCATCTGGCAGGATTGGAGCTCCTTTAAAGTTGGAGTTATTTCAGAAAGCCAGGTTTCAGGCAATATATGGATTTGTAGATGACAATAACCTTCGCCAGTACAATGAATGTTTGATTGTTGAAGGTCGAAAAAACGGTAAAACAACGGAAACTGCATCTGTGGAAATTGATCTTTTAGTAAATGATCGGGAAGGTGCTCCGCAGATTTACAATGTGGCAACCATGCGCGATCAGGCAGCTCTTGGATTTACTGCATGCTACAAAATGGTTCAGCAAAGTCCCTTGTTAAGCAAGCATATCAAAAAGAGAGCAAGCGACCTTTATTTTAAACAGAATTTTGGATTTATAAAAGCATTGGCAAGTAACACCAACAGCCTTGATGGACTTGATGTTCATGGTGGGGTTATTGATGAACTTGCTGCTATAAAAAACAGAGATATCTATGATTTGGTAAAACAGGCAATGGGAGCCAGACGGCAACCGTTGCTTTTTTGTATTACAACAAACGGATTTATCAGAAACGGAATATTTGACGCACAGTATGACTATGCAGCAGGAATCCTGGAGGGAAAAATACAGAATAATAGATTTATTCCGTTTATTTATGAACTTGATGACAGAGAAGAATGGGATAAAGAAGAATGCTGGGAAAAGGCAAATCCTGGCCTTGGTCCGATCAAATCTTACGATTATCTCCGGCAAATGGTGCAGAAAGCAAAAGATGATCCTACATTCAAACCAACAGTTCTTGTAAAAGACTTTAATCTTAAACAGACTGCGGAAACTGCATGGCTCCGTTGGGAAGATCTCAATAATGAAGAACGAATTGGGGATAAAAAATTCCGGTATGGAATTGGCGGGTTTGATGCAGCTGATTGTGTGGATCTGAATGCAGCGAAGGTACTTTGCATGCGCAAGGGTGATGAAAAGATTTATGTTAAGCAGATGTACTGGCTTCCACAGCGTGTATTGGATGAATATGAAAACTCCGGAAGAAGACAAGGGCGTGACAATGCACCATACACCTTGTGGAAAGAACAGGGACTGCTGAGAACGGTTGATACCTATAAGGTGAATAAGAAGGTAATCTTAGACTGGTATCTGGAAATACAGGAAAAAGAGGATATTTACATGATGGCGATAGGTTATGATCCATGGCATATTGATGATTCACTTTTGCGAGAGTTCGAAGCTGCTTTTGGAAAATCTGCAATGATACCAATCCGGCAGGGCGTTGCAACTCTTTCTCAGCCCATGAAAGAGTTAAAGGCGGATCTGAGTGCCAAGAAGGTCGTTTACGATAACAATCCAATTGACAAAATGTGCCTGGCAAATACGGCGGTAAGGACTGACATAAATGGAAATATTCAGCCTGTAAAAACAGATGATCCAAGAAAAAGAATTGATGGAACTATGGCGTTGGTTGATGGCTACGTAGTCCTTAGAGATAAATTTGATGAGTATATAAGCTTGATTTAAGCAGGAGGTATATATGGCATTTTGGAACAGAAACAAAAATCGAGGGAGGGAACCTACCGCAGATAAGCCTAATACAAGTGAACAGTACAAGATGGTGACAACCTGGGGCGAACATTATTATTCCTGGAATGGAAAATTATATGACAGTGATATCATTCGGGCATGCATTCGTCCAAAGGTGAAAGCTATCGGAAAACTTGTGGCAAAACATATACAGGAAAACGAAAAAGGGTTAAAGGTAAACCCAAAAACCAGTATAAAGATGCTTTTAAGTAACCCGAATCCTTATATGACAGGGCAGATGTTCCAGGAAAAGCTTGCGAATCAGCTATGCCTTAGCAACAATGCTTTTGCACTGATCGTTCGAGATGAGAATGGATATGCAGAGCAGATGTATCCGATTCCGGCAACAATGGTGGAAGCGATATATGGGACTGCAGAAGAACTTTTTCTGAAATTCACTTACAAGAATGGAAAAACGGGTACCTTTCGGTATTCGGATATTATCCACTTGCGCCAGGATTATGAGGGGAATGATATCTTCGGAGAAAATCCGGCACCGGCGCTGGCTCAGCTAATGGAGTGTGTTGGATACATAGACCAGGGAATTGTGAAGGCAATTAAAAATTCCGGAATTATCCGCTGGCTGCTGAAATTTACCAGTTCCATGCGTCCGGAAGATGTAAAAACCAATGTAGAACAGTTTGTAAAGAATTATCTTGCTATTGAAACGGATACTTTCGGAGCAGCTGGTGTGGATGCTAAGGTCGACGCAAAACAGATTGAAGCAAAGGACTATGTTCCGAATGCGTCACAGACGGACCGGATCACAGACCGGATTTATTCTTTCTTTAACACCAACAAACATATTGTGCAGTCAGATTGGAATGAAGATCAGTGGACAGCATATTATGAGGCGGAAATTGAACCGGTTGCAATACAGCTTGGGAAAGAGCTTACAACAAAGCTCTTTTCACCAAGAGAGAGAGGCTGTGGAAATTACATAACATATGAGTCCAGCAACCTCCAGTGTGCAAGCATGAGTACCAAACTTGCATTTCAGTCCATGGTGGATCGAGGAGCAATGACACCCAATGAATGGCGTGCAATCTTGAATCTGGCACCTATTGAGGGCGGAGATAAGCCAATCAGGAGACTGGATACCCAGGTGGTGGACATGCTGGAAAGTATGCTTAACAAAATGAACGGTGAAAATTACCGCGAAATGGCAGGATTAATGGGGCAGTTGTTAAAAGCTGCTTATATAGAGATGCATGGAGGTGAAAAGAAAGTTGAAACATAGAATTGATGTCAGAGGAGCAATGATACCAAATGACTATAAATGGTATTATGACTGGTTTGGCGAAGACAGTACATGTCCGAGAGACGTAATGAAGGTTTTATCGGCAGCAGTCCCAGGAGATGAGATTGAGGTATATATCAATTCCCCAGGCGGAATAATCGATGTTGGATCTGAGATTTATACCTTACTCAGGAGCGCTGCGGAAAAACATGATATGCGTATATACATTATGGGGGAGGCTTGCAGTGCTGCTTCTATAGTGGCATGTGCCGCTTACTGTGAAATGTCTCCAACGGCACTCATGATGGTGCATTGTGTATCTTCAGGAGCCAGGGGAAATCACAGTGATATGGAGCACATGGCAGAAGTTCTTAGAACTGCCGATCAGGCATTGTGCACAGCATACACTGCAAAGACTGGAATGTCCGAGTCGGACGCATTGGAAATGATGGAAAATGAAACCTGGCTTACTGCTGAACAGGCGAAAGAACGAGGGTTAATTGACAAGGTGATGTTTCAGGAGCCGGAAGAAAAGCAACCTTTCGTTGCTGCCGTAAATTTCCACTTGCCATCATCTGAGCAGATGGCGAAAGTAAAAGCTATGATGGAAGCTGATACAGGGGATGGCACAGAGAAAGAAAAAGCTGTAAAAATAGCCAGGGCAAGAGCTGAATTATTATCTTTGGCTGAAAGAAAATTAATGGATTAACAGGAGGAATGAGAGATGACTTATAACGAGTACACAGAAAGTCGTAAAAACCTTATCACAGAGGCTAACGGTCTTATCAATGAAGGAAAACTGGATGAAGCAAATGCAAAAATGGAAGAGGTAAAAGCTCTGGATGAAGAGTGGGACAAGACTGCAGAAGCAATGGCAACTGCAAAAGCCCTGGAAGGTAACCAGCGTGCATTCAACGTCCAGGATCTGAATGATTCCGTAGCAGCGGCTGCTGCAAGTGGTGGAGAGGCCACTGCGAAAATGAGTTTTGTTCAGGAAACTGCTGGCAGCTTAGAGAATGATCAGCATAGTACTGATGCTTATAAAATGGCATGGGCTAAAACCATGATGGGGAAAACTCTTACTGCAAAAGAAACAGAGATCATGGAAAAAGCAAATGCATATACCCATACAACTGAAAATACTGGAGTGGTTATTCCAAAAACAGTAGCTGACGGTATCTGGGATATGGTAGAAGAGCTGTATCCGTACTGGAACGATATTCAGAAAACCTATGTCAAAGGAAACTACAATGTTCCGATTGGAGATGAATCCACTGCTGCCGAATGGTACGAAGAGGCAGACGTAACTGCAGATGGAAAAGATACACTGAAGGAGCTCGCACTGAATGGCTGTGAATTATCCAGATGCGTAACCATTTCCTGGAAACTGAAAGAGATGGCAATTGATGATTTTATTAATTATATTCAGCGGAAACTGGCAAGAAAAATTGGTGCAGGGCTTGGATATGGAGTAACCCATGGTAAAGGAAAGCCAAGTGCAAGCGATCAGTTCAAGCCAGAACCTTTGGGGGTAGTTACAGCTCTGGAAAAGGAAGATAAGACTCCACAGATTACAACTTATGAGAAGGGAAAGCTTGCATACCAGGATTTGACCAATGCGAGAGCAAAGGTAAAAGTTGGGGCGAATGAGCTTAAAATTTATGCAAATTCCACCACTATTTGGAGTGAACTGGCAAATGTAACAGATAAAAATGGAAAACCGATTTTCATTCCGGATCCATCTGAATCCGGTGTATTTAGAGTGCTTGGAATGATGGTAAAACAGGATGATTCCATGGAGGACGGTGAAGTCCTGATGTCCAGTCCATATGTAGGCTATCAGGCAAACGTAAACAAAGATCTCACAGTAATGACTGAGGATCATGTAAAAGCCAGAAACACTGATTATTGTGGATATGCTATCGCGGATGGTGGTGTTACTTCCACAAAGGCACATGCTCTGTTGAAATATACCGTGACAGAAGCCACAAGTGATACAGATCAGAAAACTCAGGCGGGGGAATAACAAGCCGGGCAGCAGCGGCGGCAAATACTGTTGACTACAGTGCTTACACAATAGCACAGCTAAAAGCAGCAGCCAAGGAAAAAGAAATCCCAGGATATTCTAAAATGAAAAAAGAAGAACTGCTGGAGGTGCTTATGAATGACGTTTTCTGAAAATCTGATACAAGACCTTATGAGAACAGTTCGGGGAAAATCTCAGGTGACAAAGTTGGACGTCACGGATCTTGCCGAGGCGTGTGTAGTAGATCTTAGCTTGGTTGGAGTATATGTAACTGATCCAGAAGAACCCCTGTGTAAGCAGGCTTTAAAACTTTATTGCAAGGGGCATTATGGATATGACAAAGATCAAACAACATTCAGGGCGGCATATGCCGCCTTGAGAGATTCTATGGCTCTTTCTGGAGATTACGGTAAAAAAGAGGTGAACCAGGATGGATGAAGAAGCAAAGCTTCTGGTAGTGAAAAATGCGAAGGATAAAGATGGATTTGCGGAGGAAAGCATCACAGAAGAATATCCAGTTTATGTAACTGAAAAATCTGCTACAAGATCTGAGTATTATGCTGCTTTACAAGCCGGAATTCAGATTAAGCTTGTGCTTGAAATGAGACTGGAAGACTGGGAACAGACTGCGCACCTATCGGGAAACAGAAAGGAATATGCTACACAGCTGGAATATGACGGAGCTGTATATGATATTTTGAGAACCTACAGGGCAGATAAGGCAAAAATAGAAATCATATGCACATAGGGGTGAGAAGATGAATGTGAACCAGAAAATTGAAAATGCACTTTCGGACTTGGTAGCAGGAAATATCTGGCCGCTGGCGTGTCCGTTGGAGGAAAAACCGAATACATTTGCAGTATATATGATTGAACGGACAACCCCGGCGGATTATGGGGATGATTCGCACAGTGAATGGATTCAACACCTGGAAATCACATGGTTTTCTCGTTCTGCATCCGGGAGCAAAAGGAAACCGGTTAATTACCTGGCAGCCGAGGAAAAGATTATTGCAGCGCTTGAAACAGCAGGGTTCACAGTCAAGAATTCTATTCCTGGCTATGAAGGGGATACTGGTTATACAACTTGTACCATTACATTTTGCATCAGGAAGGAGCAATGAAGCAATGGCAAAGTGCAGGGTGGATTCCATGGATGATCTGCTGCAGACACTGGAGAATGCTGCAGATGTTGACTCAATATCAGAAGAAATGCTCACAGAAGGAGCGCAGGTCCTTCAAAAGAACATTCGTGAAGAGATAACCAGCGCGGCAGACCGCGGATATGCAACAGGAGAACTGGCAAGCTCGGTGATACCAGATACTCCAGAGAAAAATGCGTTTGGCCATTACGTTAGTGTCAGACCGGTTGGAATTGACAGTAAAGGCGTAAGAAACGGAGAAAAGTGGGGATATCTGGAGAATGGAAACGGAGGTAATCAGAAACCTCACCCATTTGAAGATAGAGCAACAAAAAGATCAGAGACTGAATGTACAGAGAAAATGCAGGAAGTATTTAATAGACATATAAACATATAGTAGGAGGATATTAACATGGCTAAAATTGGATTTGAGTACATTGTAGCAGCAAAATTAGATACAGAGGCGTCTGTAAGCAAAGCAACAGCAAAGTATACGGAAGCGAGAGTAATTGGTCCGGCAGCAAATGCAAACTTTAATATTAACACCAGCGATGTAAAAGATTATGGTGATGATAATGTAGTAGAAACAGACGTATCTCCGACAGGTGGTACAGCTTCACTGGAACTGAATGAGCCAACTATGCAGAATGAAGGATGGCTGCTGGGACATACAGTGACAGAAGATGACGGAATGGTCAGAAATGCGAACGATATTCCGCCATATGTAGGTATTGGATTTGTTGGGAAATCTGTCCGGGCACATGAAACAGTATTTAAAGCAAAGGTTTATTTAAAAGTACAGTTTAAAGAACCAAATGATGAGAATGCAACCAAACAGGACACTGTAACATTTACACATACAACAATGGAAGGTAATTTATACACTTTGCAGAATGGTGATATGAAAGCCGAAAATGAGTTTAAAACACTTGCGGAAGCAAAAACATATGTGAATAAAATTCTTGGGGTTACCGATTCTTCAACCGGTAAGTAAGGAGTAAAACATGGGCATATTTAAACCAAGAGGAGTGGCAATTGTTTTGAATGGAGAGGAAAGACATTTCCTCTTCACTCTCAACATGATTGATCAGATTGAAGAAAAGTATGATAAACCATTAATGGAAGTGCTTGAGGATGTAGCAAATGACACAGGGAATGGACATTTGATGCGCGATATTGTGGTCATACTTCTGAATGACGAAGCAGAGCGAAATAAACGTATGAAGGCAAGCGTTGAATACTCAACTGTGACAGAAGCAGATGTGGGAGACATGATCGGGCTTGACAATTACTATGAAGTTATGAAAGCGCTTCTGAAAGCCTATGGAATATCCATGCCAGAGGTAGATGAGGACGAGGACCCAAACCAGAAGAGCGGGCAAATGAAAAGCTGAATATTGCCCGCATAGTTTACATCGGAATGACAAAATTGTATTATACGGAATCCGGAGTGCTGGATATGACGCCCAGGAAATTTTACAGGATGTATGATGAATATTTAATTATGAATGGGCTGAAGAAAGAAATTGATTCAGCAATTGATGCATTACCATAGGAGTGTTCATGTAAGGTGAACACTCCTTTTGTTATGCTTAAAAGGAGTTAAAATGGCAAAAAAAGAAGTTGGAATTACGCTGGCGCTCGGCGGGGAAAAAGAATATACACAGGGATTTTCAAATGCTGTAAAGGTTACGAAAATGCTGCAGGCAGAAACCAAAAGCCTTGCGCAGGAATTTGAAGGAAGCGCAAACTCCATGCAGGCCTTGCAGTCTAAGCAGGAAAACTTAATCCGGCTGCAGGACTCTTTTAAGCAGAAACTAAATGCAGCAAATACGGGACTTGGAAATGCAAGAAAGCAATATGAGGAGCAGGCAAAGGCAGTAGAAACGCTTAAGGAAAAGCTTGATACTGCACAGAAATCCCTGGACAAAATGAAGGAGCAGGGCGAGGAAGGCTCCGATTCTTATAAAAAACAGGAAAAAGCAATTGAAGAGCTGAATAATGCCCTTACAAAGCAGACGACAAACATGTTGAATGCACAGGGCCGTGTAACGGACTGGAATAAGAAAGTAATTCAGGCTGAAACGGATGTGCGCAAAAACAGTAAGGCACTTGAAGAAAACGGAAAATACCTTGAAGAAGCAAAAAACTCAGCAGATGGGTGCGCTACCAGCATTGATGAATTTGGAAAATCAGTAAAAAAGGCAAACTCTGAAGTTGATGATTTAAATACAAATGCAGGAGAAGCTGGCGAAGTATTTACTGGAATTGGTGAAAAAATTGCCAGTGCTGTTGTAATGAAAGGTGTATCTGTTGCGGCAGATGCACTTGGTACTTTAAAGGATAAGGCTGTTGAAGCGGCTGAGTATGTGGTAGAGGTAGGAAGCTCTTTCGAAGCCGGAATGAGTGAAGTGGAGGCTATCTCCGGAGCTACTGGTTCAGAATTGGAAGCACTGGAATCCAAGGCGAAGAGTCTCGGTAGCAGTACGAAATTCTCTGCTACCGAAGTTGCCGGTGCAATGACAAACATGTCCTTGGCAGGATGGTCTGTTAACCAGACCCTTTCTGGTATTGATGG